GTGGCGTTGGCTCTGGGCAGTGGTGGTGCGCGAGGTTACGCTCACATTGGGGTTCTGGATGCCTTGCATGAACGTGGCTATCGCGTTGTAGGCGTTTCCGGTTGTGTAGCGGCGCGCGATATTTGAGCTGAAAAATTGCGATATTTGATCATCCCAACTTCTTTACTATTCTGAAAACGAATTACCCATCATTAAACAGGCACAGAGTCGTCGTACTGATACGCTCTCGGATCGTCTAACACCGATGCAATGCTAACTCTGTCTGTACCGGATGGCTTGGCAGCTTCAACCAGGCACGGCTGTGTCCATGTGTCAGCCGTGCCAAATTGGTAGCGGGGCCGCTCCTTGGCCCCACTAAAATCTGGTGAGAAATCCAGCGGCCCGGTGATGATCAGCTCTGCTTTGCCGCCACCCGCAGTAGCCACGTAGGGGCCAGATATTTCACCAGTCGGCTTGTGCAGGCCGATGTAATGCGTTGCGCCTTGCACCCAATCAACCGGCAAATCCAGCGTCAGAGACCACTGCTCTGGGTCGCCTCCCAGTCGCGTTGCAGCCTCTAACATACCCGTCTGACTGTAGCGCGGCATATCCCACCCCACGGCAATCCTGCTGAGGTATTTGGCGTTCAGGCCGTCCATTTCAGTGCTGAATACGTACTGGCGGCGACGATACTTGTCGATCGCTCTGGCGCGCATGCCGAATCTATACGCCTTGGTCTTGTCGGTAATGCCGTATGCCCGAATCTTCTTGGGATTTACGCCCAAATCGTCACCGATCAGGCAGCGGATGGTTTCGGATGACCAGCTCTCATTACTGAAGTACTCCACCTCTACGCCGTCGTATTCGTCGGTCACTGGGCTGATCAGCCGGTCTCGCCGCTTGAGGCTATTCGGCCGCATGTTGCTTGCCTGAAAGCCCTGGGCGAAACCGGTGCGCGGCTCATCACGCACAGGAATGATCTGTCCATAGTCCAATGTCGGAGTTGCAAAACCAACCGCAAAAATTCGCTTGAGCGACTCCCAAAGCTTGCCAGCGCTATCAAACACGGCGTTGAACTCATCACCACGCGCTGACCATGTCTGCTGTAGCTGCCAGAGTACGTCACGCGGGATCACATCATCGTGTCCGCATTTGCGCAGTGCATGAGCGGCAATTGCCGACGGCTGACTGGTGGCGACCGGTGCCGACCATGAATAGGTACCGTCGCCATCGCCATCATCCACCAACTCTGGAAGCTTGCTGGTCGGTATCATTGAGACTTTGCGCTCTGCTGTACCAGACAGATTATTGCTGGCACGTATTCTCAGGGCGGCGGTTGTCCAGCCGGGATAGCTGGTTGCCGTGCGCATTTCAGATCGCAGCGCAACCCACGTCACGTCGTCGCGAAACATCACACCTTTACCGCCAGACAGCTTGGATACACGCACTTCAGGGCGGGCACTGACAACGTCAATAGTGACGGTATACACCCTCTGATCCAGCGTGTTATCAGTAAACAAATAGGTCTGAGAATTCCATGCCGTCTCGCCTTGTTCTCGCCATTCAACTGTAATCGTGCTGCTGTGGTAATCGGGAGCACCGCCGGTTTGTCTGGCCAATCCGCCAGAATAGAGAAAATCCAGCCGGATCTGGTTCGTCGCCACATTAGCGGGTACTGCGCTGAATGGCCCGGCGTATTTGCCAGACAGATCGTCGCCCCATAGGCGCCACCGACAGATGAAGAATGAGCCAGTAGCACCAAAGCCCGTCCAGCTCGTATCAACCGTCAAATCATCATTCAGCCGTTCAAACGTGACCGTATCTCCATCTCCATTCTGGCTGACCGGACGATACAGTCCGTCAGTCGCCGGGCCGTTGCCGTAGAACTCAACGACTTTGCCAATCAGCGAGCCAGAGTGGACGTCGTTGTAATTGTCGTGCCAGCCGGAGTGCCCATAAAATCCATAAAACAGCAGCCCATCATCGTAAATGTAATGCCACAGCCCCAGCGTATTAGCTGACTGTACTTGCCACTGCCAGTAGTCCTCTCCATCCTCGACTTGCCAGTCTTCCGCATAGATCGGCCCGGCCAGTTCCAGCCCGCCCTGGCCGTTTACTGACACTTCCTCGGCATGGTATTCCGCCCGGTGCGCCGGATTGCCAGACACATCGGCACCCGGTGCAAAAATCTCGCAATGAACGTCATCACCCAGTGCAGTAATAGACGTTTCACCAATAAACACCTGGTCCAGTGGCAGCTCACACTCGTCGGCACAAACCAACATCATCAAAAACAGATATTGCTCATGATCAAACCATTCGCGGCGGGGCATCACCAGATAGCTGGGGAACAGTTTATGGGTACCGCAAAGGATCGGCACCGGTGCCATCAACGCCGCTTTATTACCTTGTGCGTTGACGTTGTAAATCGCGGAACCAGTCGGTGACGTTTTGTTGTAGTTGTCCGGGATGTTTTGTGCGGCCCGGTACGCATAATAGGCGCTGGCGGCTGTGATGATGGCCATGGCAACGACCGTCGCGCCCTTTGGCTCCACCGTTACGACAACGTGGTCACCAACCTGAAGCGGCTGATCCCATTGCGACTGCGGAAAATCAGCGCCGTTGCGCAGGAATGAAAATCGGTCGGTGTGCTCTGGCCGGAATGCAGGTACGTGCTCGGCAATGTACTCATTGAACGTGCCGCCTGCGCGCCAGTGGTTCCCCTCTTTTTCGCCGGTCATCTTGTTGGTGATGACATCGATCTGCACGTCAGCCGACATAACGATAGTACTCCACAGTGCGGCCCTGCATTCGCTGCGCGCCCTCAAAGCTGCCAACCAACTCAACAACCACGCCAGCATCAGCGGTGCTGTGCAGTACATGCAGACAAGAGCCTGACTGCTCGACTATACCGCAGTGGGTGAAGTGACCATTGGCATCAAAACACGCGGCAACCGCACCAGGGATCGGGCGCGTTGGTACGAACAGCCTACGGGTTTGCTCATAACCGGCTGTCATTTCCGCCAGTTGTTTGCGGCCCACGTCGCCAAATTCGGGCAGATCGTTAATGCCGTGTTCTCGGTGCAGTACCAGCCGGACAATGCCCCAACAATCGGCACCGTCCATTGTGCGGCCCTTGTCGATGTAAGGGACGAAAGCGTATTGATCAAGATCCATAACGCCACCTTATTGGTAAGTGAGGCCCGGCGCGCGGGCTGCAGTGATACGTTCGGGCGGAAAATCGGCGTCAAGGAAGTTGGCGAAGCTGGCCGAACACTGAACGTAACGCATCGTCGATTCGGCGCTGATCACCGTCATTGTGAATGGCCCTCTGGCCGGAGCGTTATGATTGCTCTCGACGTACTCCCGGAACACCACCGTAATGATTGCCTCAGCAGCTATCGCCTGATCAATCAGATGCAGAGCATCAGCCGTGACGTTATCGAGCTGAATAGTCAGATCCTGACTGCCTCGCGCGGTCACATCCGGTCGCGAGATGCCCATGGGGGATGGCGCGAAAGTGACGGTCTCGCCGGTTTCGAGCGTGAATTGCTGCGCGCCGTCTTCGTCGTCAGTCTGCACCAGACGCAGTGACTCAGCCCAAACGGCGCACCGCAGCTCGATCGTTAACCAGGGCCAGTCATCGACCGGAGCCGACGCGCAGATAGTTTGCATGGCTATGGACATTAATATGTGCGGCCCCGCGCGTTGCCAATATCTGCGCAGGCTGCGAGCGCCGTTTGCAACTCTGATGCTGATAGCGCGCGTGTATAAACAGCCATCACGTCGGCATTAACATTGCCACTAATGAATGCGGGATACAGCGTGCCGATGCAAGGCCGCAAATCGTTATTCGCCACACCGCCAACGGTTGTGATTGCATCCAAATCCAGCACAAACTGTTTTTTGACAGCAATCGGGGTGCCTTGTCGATAAATGTCGAACGAGAAGTTGCCCGCACCGTCGTGTGACAGCACGAATACTGAGCTGTCACCGTATGTCCATTCATTGGACGCCAGATTGTCCAGTTGCCACGTCGCCGCCGAATCCTGTCCACCGCCGCTTGTGCCACGCACAAATGCCGGGATTCGATCCGCTGACGTCGGCAATGCAGCACCCTGCTGTGCGTACACGAGCAAGCCGCGTGTCGCATACTCTGCAAACCCCATTAGCGCCTGATTGTAACCCACTGACGAATTATCAACCGGTATCAGCATTGCGCCTGCCAGCAGCACCGTAAACGGCTCTCGCACATTAACCGATCCGGCCTCCATTGTTGCCGTGCCCCGGATATTAATACCACCGCCCGCCTGCTTATCAAAACCGCCGGACGATCCCGTCGTATTAATTGATGTATTGTCATTCGACAGCTCATCAGCAATTAACGATGCCGGAGAGTCGTCCTCAAACATATACAAATTTTGCAACCCATCCTTAACAAATCCATTCACTTTTCGTACGAATTTAGGGAGATTTGAATTGTTAAATGCTGTGCCTTTTAACTGAATTACCATCGTCATAATATCATCACTCGATTGTTAAATTTTCAAATGCCACGCACCAATTCCAGAGCGGATAATGTCCGCGACGCTGCCCATAGCTCACATCGCCAAATTCATAAATCGACATCGTATTGTCCGAGTCGCGCAGATTGCCATACCCGTAAAACCGAGCGGCTATGCACGTCTGGCCCGGCACAAACGACGCACCCGCCAGGTCTCGTGTTTCACATGACAGCACTGTATTACCATCACCATTAACGCTGACGTTACGCACGACAATCTGCGCATATTCCGGAGCAGATTCTGTATTTTTCAACATAAACGCGCCTTCAGATTGAATCACTGAAAACTCATCGGATATATCACCGGAAAACGTAATATCTGTCGATGCGGCACCGTTATCAAATGCATCGCCAGCCGCGACTGATAGAATCGTTTGAGAGACGGTAAACGCATTCCCACGCAGTCCATAACGCACAGACCCGGACGCCACCGACTCGGATAAATTAATGCGCACAGTGTATCCATCCAGTAATTCAATCGACGATATTCCGACAGCATTGCCCACATCGTTAAGCACTTGAAATCCACGACCTGATTCCTGCGCGGGCAAAAAATCCGTATCAATCACAAGCGGCGGACTCGGCACGTGAAACGAGACCAGCACAGTCTGAGCGTTTGAAAATCTGGCGCTCAGTGGCCGAAGTGGCTGCCAATTCTCCCCCGAATTGATACGCCCCAGCACCTTACCGAATTGCTCGCCCAGCCAGCGCTCAGCGTCTGCTGTGATGTGGATTGCAGCGCCATGCACTTCTGGGCCGCCGTACCGGGCATTGACCGCACTGGGCAGCATGTAAATTGGCGATGCCAGAAAAATCTCATCGTCCAGATCTGCCGCCCGCATCTGTGCCGATCCCGATGCCGTGCCCACGCTCTGATACGTCAAAAACGGTACACGTCCAAACTGCCCGGTTATCGCCCTGACGTCGGCGTTGTAGTCATCCTTGAGCTGTATCAGATCAGCCGCATACGCCGCCAGAAACTCATCACGCGACAATGGATCATCCCAGCGATTCAGCGCGTATGTATTGTTGGCCTCGCCTTGCATCCACGTCACTGCAGCCACCGCATACGACACACCCATTTCGCTGGCCTGAGCCGCCGCTCGACGCACATCATCAATGGATGTTGCATAGTAACCGCCAGGGCTTTGGCGCACGCCCGCACGCGCATCCGTTGCATCATCGTGCGCCTTATTCAGCTCTCGCAAATAACGACCACCCTGACCCGCATAGCTCATCATGTATGACGGGCCAAACTCTGCCGGATTGCGCGCAGCGAACCGGCCGCCGAACACACTGGACTTGAGGTGATCACACATGCCGTTTGCAATCGTCTCACCCTCAACGCCTCGCGTTGTTGCAGTCAGGGGCACGAGCAAAAAATCAGATTCCGCACGCAATTCGGGAGTTGCTGCGTTATCTGTCTCAGACCAGGTATGCACGCCGCGCTGAAACCTGTGGTTACCCCAGCCAGACAACTGTGTCACAACCGGCAACGATTGCTCACCCGCGCCTAACGACTGACCCATATGGACGATGTGGTTGATCTGCACCGCGTGCGGCGTTGATTGCTGATCAGTCTGACGTACCCGGCCAATGATCTCTCCAGACCGCGTTACGGCCAGCCCGACACGACCTGTGTCGTCGATAATGGCAAACGGATAATCCGTATCCGTTGACGGCTCAACGGCGTTATCAACCGTCATAACCGTCACGATGTCATTTAATGCCGCCAGCTCGGGAATGTGCGCCACGACCGAACCATCCGATCGGACAGCGAGCGCGACACGATCATTGTCATCCATCACGGCCCAAACGTAATCAGGGTCATCTGTCTCAGTGATCTCATTGGTCGGCGAATAAAGTCCCGGATTCGCAAATCCGATTAACACGCCGTTCTCATCTACGCCCGCTGCCGCCCGATCCGCGCTATCAGTAATCAGCAACGGATAATAAATGCCGTTGATTTCCCCAGAGCTGATTTGTATACCCGCATCACTGACCAGTGCTTCTGTTTTTTGTGACGTTGATATTGCGTCATTGACAGCACTGGACTCTCGCACCCAGGCGGATTCAGTCGCATGATAAAAGCCATTATTTTGTGCTGAATCTGCGTATACATACGCGCCCGCACCCGGCGATTTATTTGGCAGATCATCAGACATATCCGCAACTGTTGCATATCGAGTAACACCAGCAGACAGTGACTGAGCCAAAGACATCATATCGTCAATAATGCCCAGCAGACTTTTTCGATACTGGCCCGCAAAATAAACCGGATCAGTACTCGGCGAGTTCACAAATGCAGTAAATGCAGCAATATTAGATTCCAGCTCACTCAGGCTTTCAAATATATTCATTAATCCTCCATTAGCGGCATTCGTTGGTTGATCACGTGACGTAAAATAAAGTGAGCGCTATCTGCATTCCCATCAACAGACATATTAAAAAGCTCTGAACTGCTTAATATAGGCATATTTTCAACCATTAAATTTGCTGAAACATCCCAGCACCCAGCGCCTTTAAAGACAGCTCTATATAAAGTAGAGCTTGGTAAGAAGTAGCATCTACAATTAACCAGCCCAGAATATGTTCTTACTGGAAAATAGAAGCGAGCCGCACCACCATGAATAGCTTTATTTATCCATCCGTCAAAAAACTCTATTTCAATATCAGATAATAACCAGCTAACTGTCATTTTTATTGGCGGATTAACTCTACGGCACCTCAGTCTCTGGAAGCCGCTATCCATTTTTGATGCGATAACACGCGATTGCGGATCTAATGAATGAGTCTTTAATTTTGGCAGTGGTAGATTGCTTGGCCATACAACCATCAGCCTGTCCTCTGATATTCGGTGTCGAGGATGTCGCGCATTTCACCGCCCTGGCGGTAGTTGCTGACGAACACATCGACGATCTCTTGATGATTTGATCCAGTTCGCTGCTCTACGGTGCCTGCGCGCTCGGCGTCTTCAATGACGTTTACCTCTGGCGCTTTACCGGCGGCACGCTGTTCCAGTTGGGTCTGTGCTTCGCGCGGAAGCGCGGATATGTTGGCCGCTGTATTGGGGGTGGCCGTTGTTGTGGCGGTACTGGCACCTGATGTCGGTGACGATGCTGACGAGCTGGACGCGCTGGCGATGCTGTTCGATTGAAGAGCTCTCAGGCGAATCGTGCCTGCAATGGTTGCGGATGCCGCCGCCCCTGCCCCTGCAATCGGCCCGCCCCATGCACTGGCCCACTTGTATGCATTCTGGGCTGATTCGATGGTTGACATGATCACATTCATGGTCGCCGCTGTTTTGCCGATCAGCATTAAATTGCGGTTGCCATGCTCCGACAGCGCCGACATGTCGGTGAAGAATTTACCGGTTCCTTGCTTGATCGTCTTGGCCTTGGCCTCTTCGATCTTCGCCACTTCTTTTGCATAAGAGGCGTAATTCAGCTTCGATACTTCCATGTATCGTTCTTCGCTGATCTGGTTCGCCTTCAGCGTATTGATGAGCATTAACTCGCGGCGGCGGTATGCCTCTGCGATGGTTTCGTTCTGGGCGGTCAGGCGTTCGTGCAGGCGGTCAACTTCAACACTGGTGAACAGATCATCGTCTGGGTCTGGGGGCTTGATCATCTGGTTGTTCAGAGCTTCTTGAGACTCAACAAACGCCGCCGCCGCATCAGTTGAAGATTTTTCCACATCAATAAACCACCGCCGAACCTTCTCGCTGGGCATTTCTTGCATGGCCAGCTTGTGAAGGTCATCACCCAGGCCATTGGCAACAATCCGGGCGGTGCGCGCCCACAGTGCAATACCTGAGTTTTGATCGATGTCGCCATTCAGACCCGGCAATACACCAGCTACTTTTGCAACCCCTTGATACAACAACTCAAGATTGCTGAGCGTGGCTGCAACAAACGTGGCGGCGGCCAATTGCACCCCAAGCCAAACCGCTTTCATACCGTGAATCGTATCGGCAACCAGACCGACAGCTGTCGCTGTAACCGCCATTCCTTTTGATACAACGTCGCGGAACCCATTTGCCGCGATCGCAGAGTTCACAAACTGGGTTTTGATCTCCGTAATAAAAGGCGCGACCTTAACTGCCAATGTATTACCCAGCCCTTGAAACACTTTCGCTGCACGGTCGCTGGCGTCGTTTGCGGTTTCAATTTTTGAAGCATCAATTCGAGATACTGCCAAGCCCAGCGCTTCGGCCTCCCTGACCGATGCTGCAATCACCTCAGATCCACCTCTCATCGCGTTCACTAACCCGACACCACCAGAATCGAACAACTTGAATGCCAGCCTGACTTTTTTAGATTGGCCTTCAATATTCTGCATTGCATCGGCAACGGCGTAGAACTGTTCGTCTGGCTTCATGTTCGCCAGTTCCTGAGCACTGATTCCCAATTCCGCAAGCGCGCCAACGGCCTCACCGGTTCCGCTGGCTGCTTCAGCAACCCGTCGAACCATCCGCTGAAGGCCCATATCCAATTGATTCTGGGCAACGCCGTTCAGCTCAGCCTGATGACGCAAGCCAGCCAACGCCACGGTAGACATGCCGATCTTGTCAGCGTGCTTCGCCATGGCATCCACGCTATCCATAGCCTCGTCAGCCATAGACGAAAGTGCGGCAACCCCTACTGCCGCTGACGCAGCCAGTGCTGCCCCGCCGATGGCCGCTACCTTCTTGACTTCAGCGCCCCAGTTTCGGGCCTCGTTTCGGCTATCTCTCAGCTCGCTGTTAAACGTCGCAGCATTGGCCGTCAGTTCAACAACCAGCGATGCAATTCGGGCTTTGAGACTCATGGTGTTTTACTCAGTGCAAGCCTGGGCCGCAAAATCGGCAAACGCCTGTGGTGTCACTGGCGTCCAGTCTTCAGGGGTTTCGGGAGGTTTCAGGGATGGAAAGATGTGCTCTGGCGTCAGTGCGCTGTGCGGTTTTATCTGCAGCAGGAAGTTGATCAGCACGGCGGCCACGGTGCCTGATCGCCAGTTGTCTGCTGCGAACCCGGCGGGTTCTTCGGCAAAGAACAGCGCCCAGTTATTGCGGTCGCTGGCGGGCATACAGTGCAGTTCTTGCCGTGTATGTATGCCCAGTTGGTGCATTAGCCGGTAGTCGGCTCGCTCGTCGCCTGAGAGTCCTTGATCTTTTTTAATTCAATACCACTCAGCTCTGTGGCTTTCATGTACAAGGTGTTGACAGCGACGTTTGATGCATCGACCAGTAATTCCGCGTCTTCCTGTTTAAAGACTTGAGTGCCGTCTTCATCCAGCACCGCAAATACCAGAGCCTGAGCCTGGCTGGCCACTGGGCCTTGGTCTTTGTACACCTTGTTGACCTGTTCCAGTTCGCCTGCTGACAGTTCGCGCACGGTGACTTCCACATCACCCCACTCTGGGATGATGACGACTTCTTGCTTAAGCTTGATACTCAGGATTTTTTCACGCAGATTCATTGTGTTGATCCGTTATTGATTGGTTTTTGTAGCCACCAGCGCAAACGCCGCCCCACAGAAAAAGACTGCAAGGCCCACCAGCAGCGCGCCAGCAAACAGAAGAGGACTGGGTTCAGGGCACATCAAGATTTGGCGTTGATGTTCAGTCCGAAGGTGATAAACGTTTCGTCTTTCAGTGAAATGGCATCAGAGGTTTTGTTGATCCAACCGGTGAGCGTTACGGTTTTTACGCCGCTGGTTGCGCCCGATTCGGACGATGGATAAGCGTACTGGAAGTATTTGGTTGCGCCGTCGGCGTACGCCGTTTTGATGGCGTCAACACCGGCTGCATCGGTTTTGACTTTGAATTCCATTGGGGCAAGGGTGCGAATGCCCGGCTTGGACTGGGTGTTATCGCTGCCCGTGTTGGTGTCGTCGAGTGATTCGCGGCTGTCGTCAACTGCCGGAAGCGGATCGTAAAGAACACCGATGCTGGTGTATGTGCCGTCAACGGCGTCTGCCATGCTGAGCGTTACGACGCCCGCGCCAATTTTATCGCTCATGGATTGCTCCTGTATTTGATGGTGATGTCTATGCTGGTGTCGTGGGTATCGGTGCCGGTGTCGTGTCCGGGCCGGACATCGATCAGTTCGATCAGTTCGATGGTTTCGTCGTCATGCGCGCCCTGATAGCAGTCCAGGTGCGCTTGGATGGCGGTCGCCAGATTCTTGGATTCCAGATAGGTCTTGGCGCTGACATCAATCTGGTAACGCTCTTCTTTCAGTGGATGACGGCTTGCATCGCTGCGCAGCTCGGGTGGTGTGATGCTGATCTGGCTGACCCGGATAGCAGGATATGGCGAGCCTTTCGGCAGCACGCCGAAATGGACGCGGCCACCGATCGCACTGATGCTGGCAGGTGCATCGTCTGTCAGCAGATCCAGCAGGATGGCTTCAATCATCAGATGCCCAGCCGTTCAAACCGCTTGGCCAGGTTCTTCTTGAACCGGATCACAGATTCATTCCAGTTCTGGTCAGCAGCCCGGCGCATCCAGCCAACCGGTGCAATGTGTTTGGTGCCGAATTCCAGCAGGCCCGCGTACCAGTGGCGCTTCATGCGGTAGCCGACATTAACCGTGGCGCTGGCGTTCTCGTTGGCTTTCTCCGACCATTTGCGAGTACCTTTTCTCAGCGATGGTGGGTTCTTCTGCTGTGCTTTGCGTTCCAGGTAATCAGGATCGACACCGACCGGCGCGCCTTCGCGCATGGCTTTGTGTATCGGTGTTGCCGCAAACATGAGCGCCCCACGCAGCGTTTTTTGACCGGTCACCACGTCAATTTCTGCGAACTTGGCGTCCAGCTCCTGCAGGCCGTGAACAGTAACGGTTGTGCTAATCGGTTCGGTCATGGCTTGTGTACTCGATGGTCATGTCAGTGCGCGCCCGAAACGGGCTGTCATGACTGACGATGTTGTAATAAGTGCCGTCGATGTTGACGCGCATGGCGCTGGTCACGCCGGGTACGTAATGGGTTCTCAGTGAATACCGGACGGTTTCGGTACGGGTGCCGTTGGCCACACCCTCTGCGCCCGACAGTTGGCGCAGGCTGCACCAGATCGGCTCGAATGCTTCCCATGTGGATTCCCGCTCATTAAGGTCGTTGATTGAGTAAACCTGCTGCTCAATCACGGCGTATGTATCGAGAGTGCCAATCATCACGCTACCCGGATAATGCGATAGGGCTGCCAGAGCGACTGGGTCGCCTGTGGCATGGTGGCGTCCATGTCGCGGGTGTTGTACAGGTAACCGATCAGCACCAACGCGCCGGACTGGATGGCCGGATCAATCACCTGTGTGTCATCCGGTGCTGCCGTGTCGGCATCCAGTGATGCCTGGTCGGCGTAGAGCTTGCGCCCGGTGTAGTGCTCGAACTGGATCAGGGCGGCGTCAATGTACGACTGGATCAGGACATCTTCCCGGTTGTGGAGCACCCGCAAGTGCGCCTTGACGAGAGATAGGGTGATCATTTCGATGATTCAGTTTTTTCTTCGGTGACTGGCAATTCCCAATCCGAGTTGTCGACTTCTTTGCCTTTGGTTGTGCCTTCAAAGGCTTTGATCGAAGAGGCATGCTGAACCGCTACCTTGGGCAGAGTTTCATATTTTCCCTGTGGGATGGTGATGACCTCACAACCATCTAAAGAGACTCGCAGGTCTTGCTTCAACTTGTACATAATGACTCCAGTGTCAGGACATTAAAAAAGGGGCCGAAGCCCCTTTCTTATTGCTGAAATTTCGCGGTTACGCTGCGATCTTCAGAATCTTGATTGCGTTGTCGTCCACCAGCATTCCGCCCACTCGTTTTGTGGTGTAGAAGCCTACATTGGGCTTGTTGGTGAAAGGATCGCGCAGTACGCGAGTGCCCATGCGATCAACGATGTAGTAACCGCGCTGGAAGTTACCGAATGAAAGCGCATTAGCACCTGCAGCCATATCCGGCATGGATTCGTTTTCCATGTAGCGATAACTGCCCAGAGAAGCCGATACACCGTCTTCCAAACCCGGAGTCCACAGGTATTGGCCGTCGGAGGTTTTGAGCTTCATTACTTCCGTCAGGGTGGCACCATTACCCATCCAGACAGCACCTGCACGATACTTCTTGCGCAAGGCCATCGGGAATGTCTTGATGTCATCCGCTGTAATGGTGCCAGCAGCGCCAGACAGTTTGTGCTGAAGCTGACCAAAGGCACGGGCAGCATCCAAATCGGTTGAGGTGGTGTACGCCAGAAAACCCTTTGGTTTGTTGGTGCCGTTACCGGAAGTGAACGCCGCTTCTTCCTGGTCTGCGAACTCTTCCATGACTTCCTCTGCCAGCCAGGATTCCACATCAAAAAATGCATCGTCCAGCATGGTCTGGGTTGATTGCGGATTCGCGTAAATCTCACCCATAAACGGTGTGATTTGCTTCAACTGTGGCGTTCCGGTAGCGGGACGACTATCGGTTTCACCCACCCAGCCAGAAGCAGTGCCACCAATACTGGTCAGCTTCTTGTATTCAGCCCCGCCAACAGTGATAACTCGGCAAACCTGGCGCATGACGTTGTCATCAGTCAGGCGCTTGCTGATGTCCCGATCCAGCTCTTCAGGCACCGCGTAGCCACCATCAGCATCAACACCAACCTGCAGCGCTTTTTCTTGCAAGTCCATCAAGCCATCTTCACTGCCTTTGCGCATAAACTTACCAAAGGCTTCCTTGTGCTCTTTGACTTCCGGCGATTCGCCGTTGTTGTTGCTCATACGGCCCATTTTCTTCAGGCCTTCGTCAATCTCATCCTTGAGCGACTGCAGTGCCTTCAGTTCTTCGGCCAGGCCGTCGACTCGACCGCCCAACTCGCTCTTGGTTTTTTCGATTTCCTTGTCGTTCTTCTCCTTGAACTCGCTGAACTTTTTACCGAGCGTTTCAGTAACCTGCTCCAGGTCTTTTTGATCCAATGGCATGTTAGGCCCCTCAGATTGTGATGTTTTGGATCGCACTTTTTAGTGCATCAATGTCGTCAGAATCTGCATCTCGCAGAGCCTTGTACCCGCCAGACAAAATGCTTTTTGCCTGGGTACGTGAAAAACCGGCATCTCGCAGGCACTGCTCAACCAAGGCAGGTTTGGGCAGCTCGCCGCTTTTCAGCAGCGTTTTCACATTGTTGATTCGTGCTTCTTCATTCGCGGGAAATGTCACCAGTGACACCTCCCACAACTTGACTTCATTCAGTTTGAACGCGCCCTTGTCCTTGTCGTACTCATAATCGACATCGGAATAGCCGATGGACATGCCAGTAATAGAACCGGCCTTCAGGTGGGCGTATGCGCGCTTGGCCATGGGGTCGTCGTCTTTCAGCAACTTGCCTTCAACGAACAGACCGTGCTCGTCTTCTTCCATTTTGGTGAAAATGCCGATTGGTTCGTCAGTCTTGTGTTGCCACAGCAAGGCGGGCATCCCACCTTTCGACTTCCAGTCGGCCAGAGACTTGGCGAAGGCTCCGGGCATTACGATGTCTGAATAACTGTCCTTCACGCCAAAAACGGAGCCGTATCCGGAGAATTCGCCGGAATCACTGATCTCTTTGATCTTGAATCCGGATGACAGGGTTTTAGTCGTCATTGGTTTCTTCCTTCGGGGGCTTGCCGTTAATGGCCATATTCATTGGGGTAAGGAAAATGTCCCCGCCTGGGCGCGGGTTCATATCTTCCAGTTCTCGCGATTCATTCGGGCTCATGGCCCCGTTTTGGATTTGGCGAGTGTAAAACTCAGAGCGTGACTTTGAATCGCCTCGCATCATGGCGTTGGCCGTGAATTTGGCTTGGTACTCTTTGCCGTCTTTGGCAATCAGGGATTTGATCGAGCGCTGCTCAATACGAACGCAATAAGGCATCATCCCTGTTTGGAAAAAACTCAAGCCTTGAGATTCGATGTTGCTGAACGTGGCCCGATCCAGATCGCCTACCATGTGAGGCGGTACCCGGTAGAAGCCGCAGATTTCGGAGCGCTGGAACTTCCGGGTTTCAAGGAATTGGGCGTCCTCACTGGTCATACTGGTCTGAAACCATTGCAGACCACCTTCCAGAATCAGATTCTTGTGCGCGTTCTCGCCTTTGTAGTCTTCCAACTGAAGCTTTAACCGATCGAACTGCTCATCCTTCAGCGTGCCCTCTGTCGTGAATCCACCAGCCGGGTGCGCACCATTTGCAAACACCTTTGCACCATGGCGCTCGGTCGCTTTGGCCAAACCAATGGTATTGCGGTTTTGCTGGATGGGTGACATACCGACCAGGCCGTCGAGGGTTTGCAGACGAATGTGCAGAATGTTTTTCTGTTCAACGTAGTCCCACTTGCCATTCGGGAACGTGACTTTGTAGCGGACGTTCCATTCGCTATCCAGCTCTGGGGTGACATTGCTCGGATTTAGAGGGAGTAGTTCCAGAACTCGCTTGCCAGACCAGTTGATATAGCAATAGTGATTGCCTCTCAGGCAGAGGTGCGTTGCGACCAACTCCTTCCATTCCAGAGGTGTCATGTAGTCGTTCGGGCCTTCTCGAAACAGCTTCTGTACAGAATGCCCATTCGCCACCTTGCGGCCTTCGGGTGTCACCTCATAGAGAGTGAGCGGTAGCATTCCCAGGGTTTCAGCAATGACACGAATGCAGCTATAGACCGTTGAAAGCTTCATGGCATTGGTCGGCGTGACACTAATCCCGGATTCTGAAAGCCCCAACCCTGTGATCATTTCAGCCAGAGCTGCACTGTCCATAACTTCTGTGGACTTCTGCTTGAATAGATTGCTGAACCAGGCCATTAAATTATCCGAATGTTGACTTCAGGGTCGCCGTCTTCCGGCTCGTACATCGCCCGGCCTACGCCCATGATTGACGTTACAATGCCGTCTATTTTGCTTTCCGGGCTTTCTTTGTCGGGGAAATAGTTTTCTTTCTTGTCGACCTTGTTGGTCGTGTTGCTGGCCATCCAGTTGAGGATCGGATCATCAGGATGGTGGAACCGGCCTGACATGATGGCGGCTTCCATTTCCTTCATCGCCAGCGTCATGTTCTGGACAGTGTTGCGGTATTCAACCGTGGTCGCGCCGTCTTCGTCTTCAAACTGCTTGGCCATCTGCGCCGCCCGCCACGGGTCATACACCACTTCCAGCATGTTGAAGCCTTCCATGTCGGCGGTGCCTTCGTCTTTGATCAGGTTAAAGTCGATCTCGTAACCCGGCATGGCCATCAGGTGGCCAGAGGCAACCCAGCGCTGGTAGGCGTTCTGGTTGGCCTTTTCCTTGGTGTTGTTGATCGTCTCTTCTGGCAAGTAGAACTTTGGGAATGCGTAGTAATGCAGATGGCCGTTAATCTCACGCCGAAACAGCCGCATGGTGGCGCATATGTCGATCTTGGCCGCCAAGTCGATGATGAAATAGCCCTCATCATCGCGGAAATCTTCGATGTCGAGCGCTGGGTCACCACACTCCCGCCACTTCACCATGTTCAACCATTGCGCCTTGGCACCGCACCAGATGTTCAAGTGCTTGGTCTTGAAGATGACTTGGCGGCTGGGGTTGTTGATGGCGTTGCGTTGCTGGCTGAGCAGGTAGTCCTCACCCACTGAGACGCCCATATTCGGGTTGGCCATGCGCAGCGCTTCGGGTTTTTGCCAGTCGTCCTCGTTGTCGATGGTGTAGATGATGGCGAACAGTTCATCATTTGGCACAGTGCCGTCGAGCATCTTCTGGGCTTCAAGGCGCTTGTCGTAGCAAGGCCCCGCGAGATTGGTGCCTGCCGTGGTTATGATGAATACCAGCGGGTTATCACGCGCGCCCATGCCGGTGACCATGGTTTCGTACAGGTCTGGCGTCTTGTGTTCGTGGTACTCATCGACCAGGGCGCAGTGTGGTGATGATCCATCGCCGGGGTTGCCAACGATCGGTTCAAACCGGGAGCCGTCATCAGGCCGGTTCATGTTGCTGGCGTTGACCTCGATGCCAAATGCTTCCAGCAGTTCCGGCGTTTTGTTGACCATGATCTTTGCGGGACGGAAAACCTCCCATGCCTGCTTTTCTGTGGTCGCGCCGCAGTACACTTCAGCACCGTATTCACCGTCGAGGGTGAACATGTAGTTGCCGGTACCGGCTGCCAGCACAGACTTGCCTTGTTTTCGTGGAACCTCGCCGTAGAACTCCCGGAACCGGCGTGTATCGTCTTTCTTTCGCTTCCATCCGAACAACACGCAGAAAATGAACTTCTGCCATGACTCAAGCTGGATCAGCTCGCGCTTGCTGGCCCACTTGCCCTTTGTATGTGGCAAAAGCTGGACGAATAGACACACCGCTTCAGCAGCGATGCGGTCGAAGTAGTACGGATAATCCTTGGCTTTGGATGCATTGAGATCGTCAAGATGACGCTGGCATGCTTTCTTAACCCATTTACAGGCAGGAATGCGGCCAGACACGACGTCTCGGGCGTACTTGTTCGCCGCGTTGACGTTGTTGAATCGTGCCATGCTTCATCGCTTTCCAGCCAAGAGTCTCGCCAGTTCGGCAAATTGATTGTTCTGATCTTTCTTTTTGGGTACTACCAGGCGCGTTCGGTTGGCCGGATCGAGACCAAGAACAGCCCCCAGCGACATCATTTGTCGCAATGCTTCGTTGGCAGCAGTGAGTGCTGGGTTTTTCTTTTCAACACCGGACTCGGAGATTATCGTCACACCTTCTGATTGAGCCTGACTTTTGGCTTCACGCCAAGTGGAGTACGCCATGCAGAAGGCTTCGAGATTCCAGAGATCGGTGACTTTCAGGACGCCGGTTTTGCAGAGTTCTGGGCAGTGGGTTTCCCAGCACTCGACGGCGAACGGGAATTCTTCCAGGTGCTCCGGAGGATCGACGGCGACGATCTGGGTGAACTCAGGTTCATTGGTGTTCAGTGCTCGCTTGCCGGGATTGCCAGCGGCTTGCTTGGCGGCGGTCGGCTTCGGTTTTCTGCCTTTGCCTCCCGCCATGACTGATTCTCATTTATTCCGAAAAAAGTTTTAATTTCGCGGGTGTAGAAATTCGACTGAGGCCAACGGTCTCAGTCGGCAGGGCTGGAGAGATCTGACCCACCCCCCCCATCCATGGATCATCGACCGAATCCGCCATCCTCAGTGGCCGTCTTCCGATCGTGATGCTTCTTGCAGAGCGGCTGCCAGTTGTCCCGATCCCAGAACAGTTGCTTATCGCCCTTGTGCGGGATGATGTGGTCAACGATCGACGCCTCCATCACCACACCTTCAGCATGACAGTGAACGCATAGTGGATGCTTGCGCAAGAATGCCTCACGTGCCTTGCGCCACTTACTGGTATAACCACGCTCATGAGCTGTCTTGCGGCCTTCGTCGCTGCGTTTGGCAGCGGCCTTACGATGCTTATCACAGTATCGCTGACCGGCTGGAACCAACGTCCCACACCCGGCAGCAGCGCATGGTTTGAATCCCACTTACTGTTTGACCCGTTTCGAGACCACACCAGCAATGGGCTCAAGAAGATAACGGTATAGTTTCCCGTACATCAGGTTGTCCGCTGGCGTCGGCGTCAGGTTAACAACAACCAGGGCCACGAAATGCAGCACAACCGCGCCCAATACCGACCACTCCACCCAACCAAACGAACCAGCGTGAGTAACCAGATACCCGATGATTGTGATGACCAACTCAGAATCTGCATACGCGCAGCCACTAAAGGCAATGCACGACAAAAGCATCATCAAACGCATATCAATTCCCCAAGTAACCAATCACAGTAGAGCGCCCAGAGTCAGGGCGCGGATGAATTGTTTTGTATGCCCAGCTTCTGCGCTCCCAGATCACCCGGTCACCCGGTCTTGTGTCCAAGTGCATCATCCAGCGCTGCTTGCCATGCAACTGGGTGTCGTAGTACAAGCCGATACCAGTGAACCCACACTCGACAGCCGTGACCAGCGCATGAAATGGCGAGCAATCCACAAACACATCACCCGCATCAGACAACCGCACCGGCTGATCAGCAGGGCCAACGAAATGGCGACTTGTCTTGCGCCCATCGTGGCGAAACCAGCCGCCAGGCAGCGGGCTTGGAATCACAGCGCAGCCCAGCGCCTCGCGGAATAGATTCAGTTTCATCATGAACGCCGGATCGCAGTACTCAGCAACACCAGCAGGAAACTCACTCTCGCTGAAATAATCCAGTTCGTTGAAATTAATCACGGGCACCATCCCTCTGCAGTCGCGCCATGTCGATCTTCAGCGCATTGACATCACGTTCCAGCGTCTGAATACGGCTATCCATTCGCTGCTCCAGCCGATCCAGACGAACCACCAGCGCTGCCACACCATCCGCCGTTTGAGCAACGGTGACATACGTCGCCATAACACCAACCACCAGCGCCACGAGCAATACAGACGCTGACTGCTCGAAAATCGCCAACCAACGAATACCAGGAGAATCAGAATTAGCCATAAAGAAGCCGGGAGTCAGAAACGAAAAAGCCCCGCAAGAAGCGAGGCTTTGAAAGAAATAGTGCTTTAAACGCAAAAACGACAAGATAGAGAAATGATACCTAAAACCTCGACAAAGGCAAGATCAATCACAAAAACAAGAAACAAAATCCTTAACTCCAACAATCGCAGTCTGCACCACACCCACCCTGCTGATAGCAATCAGGATCAACCGGCTGTTCTGGATCACCTGCTACATATCTAGGGTCGCCTTGCTTCCAATGCTGAAAAACAACGTAACCACGAATGGGGCAATGGTGACAATACATTTCGTAAGTAAAATTTTGCTCAAGAATGAATTCCACGCAGGCTTGCATTTCTTCAGGGGAACAACAAAACCACTCAGATGGATACCCCGTATGCTTGTGCATAATCCTTTGATACTGAGAGCTTAATTGCTTGATCAAAAACCTTTCAATCTCAGCTAATCTTTTGGCACTCACACCTTCTTTAACTTTAAATGCAATGTGCAACAAATAGTCTGGATTTTGTGTCCCTGTTGCTCGCGAAGCAAGACTCCGACTCGTCAAACCAATTTTGGCCGTAGTAGGTTTTTCAGAATCGCCGCCAATATATATCCAATTTTCGTCAGAATTTTGCTGTCTCAACCTATCCCATTCAGCAAACTGTATTTTGTAGTCATCAAAACTTTTTAATTCAAACTCTTCTTCCCAGTTTTTGTTAATCATTAATCCCTACCAACCCCGTTAAAGTCGCACGCAGGGCAAAATTGTAGCATCGGCTATACAGAAACTTGTAGCGGCCAACCATCAATCTCCCATATACCGCCCTTCCCCGTACCCAGCCTCCCTGGGCACTGGCTTTGGCCAGCGCTTCCCGGTCGAACCAGGCACTAACATCACGCCGCAGTTTCACCACGATACGACCTGACCTCAGACAACGCCGCAGCGACCGGCCCCAATGCCACAGCGTCCAGTGCATCACACGCCAGATCCACACACTCAATCAACGCGCTATACTCTCGGTTAAACTGGTTCGTATTGATACCCACCTGCCCAGCACTGATTCGGCGCACCGCCTGATCCCAGTGTGCTGGCTTCCGGAACTTGCGAGCACCACTGACCGACAGAGCGCGGTAATTATCCATCGCCGCGAACATCACCAGTTCAGCGCGAATCACACCAGCAGGCCGTAACGACTCACACCAGCCCGCCAGATCGGTACGTGCCGCCACAGCCTCAATGGCCCGGCGCTGATTGCTGGACAGACTGGCAACAGTAGCTGGCCCATACGCCCACAACAGCCAACCGGTGTACTCATCATCCTGATTCTCAACCGCCGCGATGATTTTCGCCGCCTCATACACGCAAGCAATGCGGCCTGCCGTGTTGGTGGCACGCGCTCCACCAGACACTCCAGACATTGACGAACCACCAGGAGAACCAATGCTGTACGCCTGACAGATTGCCGTTCTTGCCGATTTCAGCGCTGTAATCATATCCACTCCCATTATTTCCGCCCTACTCCAAACAACGCCAGCAACGCGGCGTCGCGCTTGTCTTCGTTGCTACTGCCTGCCCAGCCGGTAACCCGGTTGAAATACACCCGGTCGGCCTTGGCCTTCTTGATCGGCCCACGCAGTGGCTTAACTTGCACCACGTCGGCACCCATACTCTCCAAACACTCCACCAGCACCCGTGCAACGCCTTTCACCTGCCCGACGTTCTGAGCAATGCGCGCATGTTGGCGGCCATTGGTGCCAGATCGGTGATACGTCGTCGCATCCGCCTCCACGTCCTCAACCACGAACAACGCGCCAACGAACACCTTACCGACAGCCCAGTCCAAAAGATCAGGAAACGAGAGTGCTTTCATGTCCATCACTTTGCCATCGTAAACCTCAGCAACACCCGACTTCACCAGGTCGGGATCAATCCCCACCACCAGCCGTCCGGACACCACCACCGGCTTGGGTAAACGCTGCTCAATCTTTTTTGCTGGCATTGTCTGCTTCCTTTTGCAATTTCATGATTGCCTTTAAAGCCGCATCGCTGGGGGTTTTTGCCCAAACCCGAACCCGCCTTTTTATCCATCCGTCCTCATCTTTGACGAGCACCTGAAAAAACCTCCCACCAAAAAACAGCAGCGATAGAAAATCTAAAAATCGCAGTGAAAGCCAGCCGGTGAGTAAAAACGTCGCCAGGTAACCCACCATCAACATCAAGCCATTCAATTCGGTATCAGTCATAGCACTCACCTAAAACGGAATATCATCAAAATCACCCATCGGGTTGGATGGTGCTGGAGCACCGTCAGCGGTGCGAGCTGAACCTTGCTGGTACGCACCCTGCTGCTGATTCGCGGGTGGCGGCGGTGGCAGGTTGCTCGGCTGTTGAGCTGGCTGCTGTGAATAGACCGGCGCTGGTGGCTGGTGGCCCTGAACAGCCTGGTTGCGACCGTCCAGCATCACCATGTCATTGGCGATGATCTCGGTGGTATAGCGCTTGATGCCGTCTTTCTCCCACTCACGGGTACGCAGCTTGCCCTCGAAGTAGACGCGCGCGCCCTTTTTCAGGTACTGCTGAACGATCTCTGCCAGCTTCCCGTACACTGTGACGCGGTGCCACTCGGTCTGCTCCACCTTTTGGCCGGTCTGGCGGTCGTTGTAGCTCTCGTCAGTGGCCAGTGACAAGTTGGCAACCACGTTGCTGTTCGGCATCAGGCGGATTTCAGGATCACGACCCAGCGTGCCAATCAGGGTCACCTTGTTGACTGAGCGGCCCATCAGTAATGTTCCTCAGAGTCGCCTGCAGTAGTTATTGCGCGCTGATCCTTTGCAATTGGCACGCTGGCAATTCGTTTCTTGATCTCACGATCGATATACCAACGGGCCTTTTCCAAATCTTCAACCGCGTTGTCTTTCAGATCGGCGCGCCAGATGTACTTGATGGCGTTGCCCAAGCTGAAGCCCATGTGCTCGGTAATCTGAATACACTCAATACCGCTTGGGTGGCTGGTGTAATGCGGGGGATTATTAACCGGATCAACACGGCCCATATTCGGACGCCAAAGGCTATTGGAATCGGGATTTTCCATAGTGTCTGCTTGCAAAGAAGCCGAAACCAATGTTTCAAGATGTTCGATGGCCATACCCAATGGACTGCCAGAAATCGGGCCAAGGGCGGCGTTAGCCGCTGAATGAACATCGCTAATCGCCTTGTCCAAGTGGATAACAGGCTTTGCCATGCCGCCGTTATCGTGGCTGTCACTGCTCATGCCGACACCCCATGAGGACGACGAAACGCCCGATGTTCGCCGTTCTGGCGGATGGTGTGGGCCATACGTCGAGCCATGGCCTTGGCCTTGTACTCGCTGTGGATCACCTCACCACCCGGAGCAATCCAGCAGACAGAGCGCTCGCTGCCGCCTTCCGGGTTGTGTGTTGCAATCAGGAGAGCCGGATGCTCGTTGATGTTTTTGCGTGCCGGTGATGGCGGTGTGGTTTTGCAATGCATGATCATGTCCCCTTGTTGATTACCAGCTTGTGTCTTTCAATCGGGCTTGCAGTGCTTCGGTGCTGCTGACACCCGCAATCTCTTCAAAACTTTTGACCAGCCATTCAGCCTTGATCGTTACCCAGTTGCGGTTTGCCACTTCGGCTACCAGCGCTTCGACCGGGACACCCGTTGCAAGATTGGCCGTGGCCAGTTGGTCAGCAAGCGAGTTGATCAGATCCTGCGTAACTACCTTTCGAGCTGTCATTCGGCAGGTCATCCAATGCCTGATGTGGCCAAAGTCAATCTGTCCACCACCGGGAAGCAGGTGCCATGACGTCCAATCGAAATCCAAAGGATTCCAAGTTGGCTCTTGGGCTTGCTTCGCCTGCTCCAGCTTCGAGTGCTCCCACTCGCTCCGGATGCGCTGGCAAAACGCCGTGTCCCAATTGCTTGAACGGGGTTTCTCACCACGGGTTAGCCAGTACATGCGGAACTCAGGGATCTGAGATCGGGCGAACTCAACCGGTACACCCTGGTGCATTTGCAATCGAAGCAGCGTTTCGGGTTTGGGTTCCCAGTCGTCGTTCATTTCGATTCCACCACGATCCACCAGCGACTCGGGCGACTCGGGCGCAATACTGTGTTGTTGATTTGGTATATTGGGTTCTTGTTTATCTTGGGTATTTAGTAGTCGCGGATTTACCGGCGCTGGTTTTACCGGCTCCGGTTTTTCCGGTTTAGGTGATTCATCCATAGCCGGGTTTTCCGGTTGTGGTGTTTTCGAGGCTGCACCGGCCTTCTTTTTAGCCATATCCGGTTTTTCCGGCTTAGGTGCTGGGCTGGTGGGTACCTCATGCACCGTGTACTCAACACCCGACAACCGGCCATCCTCACCCCGCACTCGTTTGCGCGAGATATAACCCGTGGTCTCCAGCTCCTTCAGCATGCGGCCAACCTTGTCCTTGCCCGCCTTGCCCGAGTTGACCAGGTGCTGAATGCTCACACTCCAGTCATTGGGTTTTACAAGCAGGAAGACCAGCAGCCCCCGTGCCTCCCACGACAGCCGCTCATCTTCCGCTATGCTGTTATCCAACACGTAAAAATTACGCGCCAGATGGTCACTCCGACGAATGATGCCCACTAAGCACCTCCTACTAAAAACACTGTATAAATTCCCAGCAATAAAAACAATTACGCGTCAATCAGCAACGCAACATGATCAGCCAGCGTCACCGATGCCAGCACCAGCAAAATGGCGGTAGCCTCCACCAGCCACCGCACGATCACGGAAATCACGACCAGACAACACTCACATGGCCAAGCACCCAGAGCACAAACTCAATAACACCCCAGCCGATAACACCGACCAGGCAGGCCAAAACAAAAAACGTGCTCAATAAATCGTCATTGCTAAACATAAACACCTCCGAAATAGGCAAAAAAGCCCCACCCGAAGGTGGGGAAAGGCCCGCTTCCGTCGTTAAAAACTCACGCGCCGCGACTGGTGCAGCGCCTCTAATTCATTGATTTCCTGACAATTCACGCACAACTGCACACCAGGCAAACTCGCCCGCCGAGCCTTCGGGATCGGCACGCCACAATCAGCGCAGTGGGTTGCGCTCACGCCTTCAAAGCGCACTCGCTGTGCCAAGTTTTCTGCTGCTACGCGCTCGATCTGTATCTGGGCGCGGTCGGCATCGTCTGCCATCGTGTTTTCCTCAAATGGAATGCTGATTAAAAACACAGCGCTGTTCAGTGCTGTTTTGAAACGCAGAGGCCGCGCAGAATGGGTATCCATCACGCGGCCTTTTTGGGTGGTTCATTGCAGTAATTCACTACGTCGTCATACGTCA